TCTTCTACAACTTCTTTAGTGTCTGGTTCCATTTTCCTCTACCTTCCATACATTTAAATTTGCAGCGACTGTGCGCCGTTCTCCTTCACCCTCAAAAGGGTAAACCATGTGTTGAAGCCATGACGGAAACATTAAAAACTTCCCGACCTCTGGCTTAATTACAAAACTTTGTGGAGGAGCTAACCGCTCTACATCTAGTAAACTATTACGACCATAGCTAAACGCTAAACAACCATCTGCATTTCCGCTGGAGTTATAAAGGCTGTATTCAGGACTTCCCGCTGTAGGCTGATCTAGGATTTGTTGTGGTACTTTTGTCCATGTGGTGCAGGAGACTCCCATAAGTGTTTTAGTACCATGATCGTGTATGGGATTATAATCCCTAGCATAACTATGCACAGACCAAAGCTCATCAGTTAGCACCTCTCTTTTCCCTGTTAGTGGATTACCAGACGCAGCACAAAACTGTTTTACATAGTCCATTGCCAAGCCCTGAATTGTCCAGTTGAAGTCTTTCAACTCTTCACAATGATGATCCATCGTAAGCTGCTGACCATGAGCTATCTGTCCTACTAACGTACCCGCATGACTTTTTCGTTCCTGATCTACCATCAGCTTATCTAGGTAGTCATTAAGCGTACTCACCATATCTTCAGATAGCTGCGCCTCCAGCATAAACACCGCAGGTAGCGTATGAAATGAAAAGTGTTGCGGCTCCATTAGCTAGGAATTTTAAAGTCGTTATTAGGCTCTGGACTAACTACTGGGTTAGTAATCACAGAGTCATACTGACTTGCAAATATTTCATCCCATTTAGCTATTGGACAAAGATCTTCTAGTTCTTTCTTAGTCCAATCACCTTCAGATTTTGGAGTAAAATTTGTAACGGTAGTTACTTTACCATCTGCATCTAAAGGCCCGTCTTCAGTGGCACTAACTGATATGTCTTTATTATTTCCATAATAATCATCTTTGCCTTCTGTGCCTTGCTCATATCTCATAGTCAATGACCAGCGCGTCACTTTACCATCTGTGCTGTATGGAACAGCTTGAGTTAAGGTTTTCTTTATTGCCATCTATAGTCTCCTAATCACAGTTACATTTATCAAGCTGCTCTTTTAAATCAGAAACTTGGCTTGAAAGTTCTTGAATTGCATTTACTAAAATCGGAACAAACTTAGCGTATTTAAGGCCGTATTGTTTCCCATCTTCGGTTAATTTAGTCGTTAAATTAGTTTTATCTGCCATCTTATACCCAGCAACTTCTTCTAACTTTTCTACATCTTGTGCTAAAAATCCGAGATCAACTTGATCGTCTTTATAAGTTCCGTCAGCAACAACCGTATCGAGATCAACCTCATTATTTATATCTTCTTCTGTAATATATTTTGAACGCTTATCCCATCTATAAGTAACTGGTTCGAGTTGATTAACAAAACTTAATCCAAGGTCTAATGGTTTAACGTCAGTTTTATCTCTTTTATCTGATGCAATTGTCCAATCAACTTGGATATACGCATTAGCGACGTTCCCGTCACCCATGTAAATGCCGTTAGAACCAGATGTTACATTACCTCCCGGAGACCCAGTTCTTCCTGAGTTATACCCAAGAAACGTATTATTATCACCAGTAGTAACAGCGTAACCAGCAGCAGCACCATGAGCATTGTTATTTGTCCCATTAGTGAGAGAATAAAGTGAAGCATACCCCAGCGCACCATTCTGGCCTCCTCCAGTGGCCGCTAAAAGGGCAAGATAACCTATCCCAACATTATAGTGTGCTGTGGTGTTAGAATTACCCGCGCCTTGACCAAGAAAAACTCCATAAGCCCCGGTAGTGTTTGATTCGCCTGAGCCTCTTCCAACAAATACATTTTGACCACCGCTAGTGTTTTGTTCCCCAGCTTCAACGCCTATAAAAGTATTGTTAGCACCAGTATTATCCTCGCCAGCCCTATTACCAACCGCCACATTTTCGTAGCCATTACTAGTCTGTGTAGCTAAAGCTGAAATTCCAATTGCACAGTTGTTATGCTGAGTTGTGTGTGCCTGTAGTGCTGAAGAACCGATGGCTATATTTTGACCGCCTGTGGTACAAGCCCTCAAGGCAGCGTATCCCATTGCTGTATTGTTGGCCCCAGTGGTATTGTTTTCTAAAGCTGCATAGCCGACTGCTGTAACCGCTGCACCAGTGGTGTTTTCTTCAAGAGCAAGAGACCCCACCGCAGTATTGTCGTTACCAGTGCTTTTCGTTAAAGCATAATAACCGATGGCTGTATTGTTGCCGCCTGTGGTGTTGTCATTTAATGCATCTCTACCGACAGCAGTGTTGTTTGATCCTGTGGTGCTGTGTTCTAAAGCACCTGTTCCTACACCAGTATTAGAGCTGCCTGTAGTGTTGGATTCAAGGGTCTCTCTGCCCATTGCAACATTAGCTGCACCAGTTGTGTTTAGCTTTAATGCGTCATGCCCAACAGATGTGTTGTTGTTTCCATTATTGGTATATAAAGCAGCTTTGCCCAACGCTGTGTTTCCATAACCAGTGGTGTTTGTATACATAGCCGCAAAACCAAAAGCAGAATTTATTTCGCCTGTGGTGTTTGAAACGAGAGCGTCTTTACCAACTGCGGTATTTTCACTTGCGGTAGTGTTAGCCAGCAAAGCTCGCGTTCCAATCGCAGTGTTTTCTTCACCAGTAGTGTTTGCGTTTAAAGCATTATCTCCAAAAGCTACATTGTCATCAGCGGTAGTATTGGAAGTTAAAGCCTGCCTTCCAACGGCAACATTGTTGTCACCAGTGGTATTAGCGTCAAGCGCGTATGCTCCAACTGCGGTGTTTTCTGCGCCTGTGGTATTTGCTGTTCCTGCAAGACCTCCGATAAAGGTATTTCCCACACCAGTGGTAGTTGCTTTTCCAGCCTGAAATCCAACACCTACATTGTAAACATCTGTTGCTGTAGTAAAATTTTGTACGTTTAAAGCACCCTCACCAAGTGCTGTACTTTTACTTCCTAAAGTATCTGCACCTAAAGCATAAGTTCCAACAGCTACATTAGAGCTACCTTGAGTAATAGCATCTCCAGCTACTGCGCCTATAAAAGTGTTTGCAAGCCCCGTAGTATTCGATACTCCTGCCGATTGCCCTACTGCAACATTTAAATTGCCTGTAGTGTTGGCCGTAAGAGCGTTATATCCAACCGCCGTGTTGTTATCTGCGGTGGTGTTGGCTTGCAACGAGCCATAACCAACTCCAACATTGTATTGACCTGTGGTGTTATTAAATAAAGATACTCTTCCAACCGCTGTGTTTACACCACCAGTAGTTGCAGCACCTAAAGCATGGACTCCAACTGCGGTATTAGAACTAGCCGTTGTATTAGCGTCCAAAGCATAAGCTCCAACTGCCGTGTTGCCAGCTCCTGTAGAATTCACCAATAAAGCACTAGAACCCACCGCTGTATTATCAGCCGCTGTAGTTGTCGCCCCACCCGCATTGTCACCGACAAAAGTATTGTCAGCACCGCTTGTAAGCGCATCACCCGCAGCCTCACCTATCGCTACGTTATCTGTGCCTGTGGTAAGCCCTGTGCCAAACGCACCGCTACCAAGCCCTACGTTGCCTGTACCGCCTAATACATCAAGTACATCAGTAACTGCTGCACCAGAACCGCCACCGTCAGTAGCGACCATCCTGATGCCGCCGTTTGGTATGACCACATTTGCGCCTGTGCCTTGTGAAATCGTTACGGTGTTGCCAGCAGAGTTTTGAACTATCCATACGTTACTAATAGTGTTGGGAGCAAATGTCACGGTGCAGGCTTGTGATAAAGAACCTGTAAGTGTTAGTGCTGTAGAACGGAAAGCGTCTGAAGCCCCGTCAGCCATCGTTATGGTGGCGGTAGAGGCATCTGAAAGAGCTTCAGACCCTGTTCCAAATTTTTCAGCGATCATCTCCAGGTTTAAATTCGTAGTCGTTCCCCACGTTCCTGAACCATCGCCTGTCGCCATCTCATTTAGGCGAAGATCGTTTACATATGTACTAGCCATTTATGCTACCTCTTTCCAATCTGGTGTTTGACTATCGTCAATAGTTGACCAATTCGGCGTCTGGCTGTCATCAATTCCTGACCAATTCGCTGTTTGGCTATCATCGATAAGCCCCCAAACATTAACGCCACTCGTTGTACAGGCCGCTTCCACACCTGTAACCGAAACATTAGCATCCCCGTCAAATGTAACCGCTCCAACAGCTCCAACCATTTCTGGTAAAGAAACTTCGATCGTGTTACTTGTGATCGTGGTGACGCTTCCAAGCCCTGTTGTTCCTGCCACGCCTGTGACAGAGACTGTCGCCGTCCCTGTAGCCGTAACTGATCCCAGCGAGCCTGTACCTGCCACGCCAGTGACCGAAGTGCTTGCGTCAGCCGAGACCGTAACTGACCCAAGTGTTCCTGTACCTGCAACTCCCGTAGGACTAACAGTTGCCGTACCCGTAACCGTAAGTGAACCAAGACTACCAGTGCCTGATACACCAGATACACTAACACCCGCATCAGCGGATACAGAAACCGACCCAAGAGTCCCCGTTCCCGCAACGCCTGTAACTGAGACATTAGCGTCTGCCGTAACCGAGACTGTACCAAGAGTCCCTGTTGCTCCAGGAACTGCTTCGCCATTACCCCACGTTCCTTCGCCCCATCCATGAGAGGAAGAATTCCATCCATCAAAGGCAACCTTGACATCAGCCACACACTATATCCTATGCGATTCTTATGATCGCGTTAGAAGCGTCTGCTGCTGGAAACTGAATAGTAAAGTCTCCACTTGTAGATGTCTTATCCGCTCCGAAATCTAATATCGCTACTGCTCTATTAGCTGATCCTGCGGTAGTTGAGGAGTTATAAATTAAACATCCTCTTGCAGTAATCGAACTACTAGACCAAGTAGTATCAGAAAAATCTGTCAGTGCAGTAGTTCCTGATGTGGTCGGGTCTACATTCGTTAATGTATTACCGCCAGCGGTATACCCTGTGCCTGTAGCAGAGACTTCGTTAGTCGTTGCATAAGCCGTAGTAGACGCTGACATAGTTGCACTACTGGTATACAAAGCAATCTTGAACGTATTGCCCGTACCTGTAGTGGTAGTCGTTCCTCCACCAGAACCGTTATGGAAATTATGAATTCCCTGTAAAAGTTCTGATTTAAACGAGGTTGCCATAGCTGTGGTGATAGCCATTATAGTCTCCTTAAAATATCAGCAGTGTCTGATTGACCCTGTTGAATAAACTCATTAATAAGCGTTGTCCTATCGCTTTTAATTGCTTGTTTGATTATACCCAATACTACATGATAAATGCGGCTTCTAAACGCTTCTGCCTGTTGTCTTACAACAGGGTCTACAGAAGAAGACACACTAACTATTTGCTCTACCGCTCGTTCGGCTAATTCTTCAGGGGATAACCCTCTATGTTCTGTTGTTTTAACAACAACATCTCCCATATTTGATTCAACAGCCATCTTAAACATAGTTAACCCATCCTAGAGATGTCGTAACGATGTTCATCTCGAATTCCATAACCTTCTCCAAGTTTTTTCAATCCTGCTATAGCTTGTTGAAAACGCTCTTCATAATAAGGAGTTTCTTCTGGGGTTTTTATAAATGCTGACGCTTCTACTAAAGAACCGTATAAGAGTGCGTCAGGAGCATCCGTAGACAACCAAGTTGTTCCACTATCAGAACCAGCTGTTAACGACGTCGGTCTGTACTTGTAATGAAGCTCAAAGCTATAATTAGCGTCAGGTGTAGGAGCCAAAATAAAAGTTGAGCTATCAAATAATCCATAATAAATGGGTGCTCCTGTCGTCGATGCGTTCGGCGTATAGTCTCTAATAAACGAAACGTGCTTCAAATACAAGTATGTATACACGCTACTAGAAATAACTGCTAAACTTAAAGGAGCCAGGAAATCAGTAGGCATGGACAAATAAGTACTACCTGAAGTGGCTGTACCTGTTACATTTTTTCTGAAATCAGGAATCTCAACAGTTTTTAGAATCCGCTCTTCAGCTTCTTGAATAAAAACTGATAAATTATTATTAAACGTAGTTTCGCTCGTTTCACAATAATCTTGAATAGCAGTTTTTAATGTCGCGTATGTCCAGCTCATGTAGTCACCACTGTTACTGTGCCAATACTACCTGTAGCCTCTTCTGCTGAAAAGTCTGATCCAATAGGATCTGCTGTAGTGGCTGGAAGAGCACCCACATTAATTCCTGCACTCGTTGTAAAAGTCGCACTGTTAGCTATAACAAGTCCAAGTTGCGCTTGAGGCAACGGTACTTCAGGTCGAGGCTGATGAAGTGCTTCAGGGTCTGTAGGTATAAGCGGAGGATCAAGCTGAGGATTTTTAGGCTCGTAACACTCAGGACACACCTTAAAACCTGTCCACTCCATACGGAGCTGTAAGTACCTATAAGCCCAACCGCAGCGATCGCAAACGCCTAGTGAATGTTTACCTTGTGCATATGACATTAGGTGAAAACAGAACTTATTTTAGGAATCAGATGTACAGATGTTCTATCTTCATCAAACCTCATTGCGTTCATAAGAGCCTGCTCATACATCGGTTGTAATAAAGCAACTTTATCTGGGTTCTTTTTAACTGCTAAGAAGTAAGCTAACCCCATAGTTAAACAAGGCAAGAATCGACTAGGCACATCAAAATCGTTAACAGAGGCGGTAGCATCCTGGATACGTTGCCATCTGTACGATACGAACTGATCTGTCGAGTTTTCTGGAGAAGGCCACAAATACACTTTAGGCGTTATCGTGCGTTCTACATAAAACTGTGTGGGTCTAGCTTTAGAATTCTTATTAGGGATGTTGAAATACTCATTACGATCAACCCTAGAAATTTGAAAATCAGTTTGAATACCATTAACGGTTCTTCTGATTATCGCATCTAATATATCAATATCATAAGCATTCAAGTCGTAAGAAGAATCTCCCTCTGTTAGAGTTTGAGACACCTCTACAACTTCCCAAAGCTGAACTCCTCTGTTAGACCAATCTGCAAACATTAGGTTTAGAGAACGCCTAGCAGTGACTGCATCGTAACCTGTACGAAGTTCGAGTCCTGCTAGTTCGTATGCATCCTCTATAGCTAACGCTACGTCTA